ACACAATAAAAACCATAAGTTTCTAACGTTGCAGAGTCTAAGACTTCGCCTTGTTGATCTATAAAAAAATTAGACGAAACATCTATGTTTCCCAAAAGATTTTGTATAGAACCAACATCAGAATCATCTGAAGTTGACACTTGCACGTTCATAGCGTCTCTATACTCTCCATTGGGAACTAGTCTTTCGTCTAGATCCTTATTCATTTTACCTGCGTAAAACTTACGATTTAAATCCGGCATTTAATTAGTGTTTAATTTGTTTTGACTTACCTCTTAATATTTGAGTAATTTCTTCTAGTTTAATATTAGAAAGTCTTAACTTTGCTTTTCTTGTTTCAGCAAATCTTTCTTTTTTAAATCTATTTATTATATACTCTGGCACACCCATTTTTGCTGATAAACAACCATGAGCTATCCATTTATATATAGCTTCTTCTGCTAATTTAGGAACTACTGTTTCTTCTTCAGTTCCAAGATGATCACTTATATACTTTAATATTACAGTTTTTCCAGATAAATTAGAGCTAAAATGTATTTTTCCACCTACACAATCTATATAATAAGAACCATTGATTTGAGCATGCTGTGGATCTAAACCATATCTTTTACCTTCGTTTGGCCAGTAAATATCATTTTGATAATCTTGATAGTCATTTATATTGTTTTCTGAAGGTTTATGTGTTTTATAATTAGTAAAAGTATCTGAAACTATTTCACCTGAAGAAAATGTTACTTCACCGCTTTCAGAAGCAGCTGCTATGCTGGCTGTATTAGAAACAGTAATATAAGCACCGTTAACATCTGTTACTACAGTTCCAGCTAAAAAATCTTTATGTGAAACTTTCATTCCAACTTTAATGTCAGATATATCAGAAATTGAAGAGGCTAGTATTTTAGGATCTGAAGTATCCCAAGTAAGAGATTCTATTATATGATTTGTTTCTTCTTGTAAAAACACGTCAGAAGGACCAGTTGCATCTGTTAAATGAGGATTAAGTTGGGAGCTAGGCCAGGTGGTAGGTTGAACAAGCCCAGGTAAAGCTTGGTATGTTGGTAGAAAAGTTAAAGTTTCTTGAGAGTTAATAGAGGCACCAGTACCCCAAGTAGCTTCTACATTAGTTCCTAGTTCGTCTGCTAAAGTTATAGTTGTAATTCCACCACTGTTAGAAGTGCTTAAAACACGAGTTATACCTAAATAACCAGCGTTGGCTGTAGTTGTATTAGCATTACCATCTATAGGTATACTTGGTGCTACAACTTGCATGCCAACTAATATTTCTGGGTACTCATCGTCTAAAACTACAGTTGCAGAGTTTTCTGTTAATGTTCCTATAGCAGTTAAGGTATAATCACCATCATCATTTTGTCTTATAGGTGTAGGATTTGATGTTTTACTAGTTGGGTATATTATATGCTCTATTCCAGAATTATCAACCCAAGATAATTTTACATAATTAACATAATCATGAGGTAGTGGCATTGTTAAACTTGGATTAACTTCTATTTCTTGTGATTTACAAGATTTTAAAGTATCATAAGATAATTCTTGAAGAGCTCTATGCGCGTGAAAACTAACATCAGCTCTAAGTGTTTTTTGTAGTAATTTTCCTTCACCGACATAAGTTGCTGTAAAATTATCTATAACTTCATTTAACGAAATGAATTGGTATCCACCAAAATCATTACCACTATAATAGGCATGTTGATTCATATTCTATTGTTTTTCTTGTTGTATTTTTAAAGTTTCTAATTGAACAGCTGTTTGAGCTAAATCTGGTTTATTAATAGTGATACCAGCTAAAACTAATATTTTTTGCACTAACTCTGTTTCTTCAGACTCGTGTAATTCAAACTGAGTTGATCTACTAGCGTTGTATAAAGCTCTTTCATTTATTACATCATAACCCCATTCAGCTTTAACAGGTCTAACTATTACCTCGCAAGTAACATCTTGATCTAATATACCATTGTGATTATAAACTTCTATATCACCACCAGCTGAATTACTTCTTACGTATATAGGATTTTTTCGTAAACCAGCTCTGTGAAAACGAGAGTCTAAATAATTTCGTGATTCATTAACATCAACTAATCTAGCTTCGTAATTAAAAGCACTACCAACAATATTTCCTCCAACTAAAACAAAAATCCTACCAGTTCTATACACTGGTATAGGATTATTAGTAACAGAATCTAATATTTCTTCTGGATATTGTGTACCATTATCAACTTGAGCTAATGATGTAAAATAAGATAATTTACTTTCAATTAACTCTACCATATCTGACACAGATGTTGTATCGGTATCTAGTTTTTTTGCTTCATCTAAATCATAAAAATACTGTTCAAATATAAGCTGTTGTGCTTGATTAGCCAAAAGATTAAACTCTAAAGGAGTTATATAACCTCTTTGTTCTTTATTAGCTAAAGCTAAAACTCTTTGATATACCGTATCTATACTTATCATCTTTGTTATTTTTTATAAGGAAAAGCTTTGTTTAAAGCGTCTTGTCTTTTTTTACAACCACAATCTTTTTTACCCATTGCTTTTGCTCCTAATTGTGCTAAATTATTTAAACCAGTCGCTGTTGTAAATTTGTGTATTGTGTCTCCTAGTCCTCTAGATCTTCTAGTGTAGTTTTGCAAATTTCCTCTCATAATTGTATTTTGTTTGTAGTTTGCAATCGCCCCGTAGAGCGACTGCATCTACAGTTAGATTAATTTAATCTTTTTTCAATGTTGCTATACACCTCCATACCTTCATCAGTTTTAAACCAATGCGCCAAAGCGGTATATGGATGTTCATCAAAAGGTACAACCATTATTTTTCTATCATTTGATCCCCACATAAAATTTCTTTGATCTTGTGATAATTTAATAATACCAAGCTCTACAGCTTTAATACCAAAATTTCTAAGTTGTACATTATCATCATTAGCTAATTCTAAGAACAAAGAAGGATTGTTTCTAGCAAATACTAGTAAATCTCTTTTAAGCTCTTTAGAACTCATCTTAGATACTTCAGAACCTTTTTCTACACGCATAATAGCTTCTGCTAAATCAATATCTAATTCTCTAGCCATTAGTATTGCATCAGCCTCTAGTTCTAAAATTTCTATATCTTCAGCTGCGTCAACTTCAGGTTTATATTCGTAGTACAACTTATTTTTATGAGGATGATATAAAGATAATAATTTTTGTAAAACAGTTTTTTCTTTTGGAACAAACAAACTACCATCTCTAAAAATTATATGAGCTAATCTTTGATCACCTTTCATTTCATCTACAAATGGTGTTATTTGATTTTCACAATGTTTTAGTTCTCTTTCGTGTCCTTTTTTTTCATCAAACCAATAAATATTAGAACTTCTCAACATGTAAGATATAGGCTTTTTCTGTCCTTTTAAATTATACAAACGATCTTTTATTTCCCAACTAGGTTTTTTAGGTTCAACTTTTTTAGGTTTTTGTGTTTCAACAACAGGTACCTCTACCTCTTTTTTTGTTTCTTGTTTTTTTGCCATAATATAATATATAATAAAATTAATAAAATAAAAGGCCGAGGCCGAGGCCCCGGTCTTTAATATAATAAGTGCTTACTTCATTAACATAAAGTTATTAGCACCTTGAGTAATTAAACATCTTTCAGTTAAGAAGTGTAATTGCATTGCATCAAGCGCGGATGTAGCAGCGCCCACAGAACCAGTAGTCCAAGTTTTCATTCTTCGGTCATCTGTTTGTGAAGCTCTATATCTAACGTGCAAGAAAGGACGTTTCATACTAGCACCAACAGTTTGGTCATAAACTGAAGAAGTACCAGCAGGAATCATAACCCCTCTAATCGCGTTAGTAGCATTAGCATCATTAATACTACCTCTTGTAGCTTTGTCATTTAAGTATCTGAAGTCAGACTTGTAGAAGTCATAAGAACCTCTTCTGAAACCAGTGAA